GTATGCCATATAGACACCCCCTTGTAAGTATAATATTTATAAATTTAACATAAGTCAATTACAATTTAATTACTTTTTAGTTTCTAAAGCCATATTAATTTTAATATAAGCTATTTTACTATATATTCCTTCAAGTTCTTTTAAATCAAATCTGCTGATTTTATTCTGTTTCTGTAAGTTCAATATTTTAGTTTCAAGTTCTTCTAGTTCATCTTCTAAATTCTTTAATCTGTAGTATTCTATCATTTTAATCATATTAATCACCCCTTAAATTAATATCTTCTGCCTTAATATCTTTAAACAACTGCATTGACTCAGGCTGTGCCTCATCTATCTTTTTTAACATTTCTTTTAAATCATAATTTTCCTGTTCTTCTCCGTGCATAAATAATCTGTCAACTATTTTCCAATTTTCAATTATATAAACTCCATTGTCCCAATTATCAGTATCAAGTCTGTCATATTCATCAATTCCAAGTGAAAGTCCACCACCGAAGAAATTTCCAATTATTTGTACAAGTCTTGCGAATCCGTAGCAGTCGTCCTCAGGACATCTAAATCCTTGTAATTCACAATATTTTAAAAATGCCTCAACTGAATCTCTGCCACCGTTCCAATGTAAATATACTCCAATTCTTTTGTCTCTTGTAGTTATTACAGCTCTATTACCCATAATAAACACCCCCAATTATTCAATTTTTACAGTTTGAATAGTTATTTTTGCATTTGGTTTTTCTTTTTGTAATTTTTTAGCTCCTTGTATAGCTCCTTTTTTACTTTTATATGCTATTTCTTCAACTATGAAGGGAATTGAAGAATCTTCCGTAGAATTTATGTGTAAAATCCTTCCGTGGTATCTACCATAAGACCTTTTAGGGAATTTTTCTTTTCCGTAATATGAATATGTATTTTCTTTAACTTCTATTAAATAATAAATCATTTTTAACACCTTCTTTCTAAATTTGATAGGAGAGAGGGAAAGACCCTCTTAATCCCACCATAAACGAATTATGTAATATTTTACTCCTAGTGATTCTCTTTCTAAATATAATTTGTGTTCATCTGCTTTTGTATCTTTTCCAAATCTATCAACGATTTTTTGTGCATATTCTAAATCCTCTTCACTTATACCACTTCCACGACCTCTAAGTACAATTAAATCATCTCCAACTATTTCTAATGTATCAAAATAGGGTTTGCCATTATTTGGATTTCCTTCATTATAGTAAACTTTAGGAAGTGCCTTGCATAATAGTTCAATATTTCTTGCAACAACTTTATTTTCTTTATCGTTAAAATCTTCCATATTTTCAATAATTGCTTTTATATCTTCGTAGTCTTCTTTGTGCATTAATCCAAATGATAGAGTAAGTCTACAATGTTTTGCTAGTGTTTTATAAGCTTGTTTCATTTCTTCAATTTTTTTAAATTCTTCTCCATTAATCATTTTCAACACCTTCTTTCTAAAAATTATAGCCTCTTAATTCTTTTTGTAGTGCTTTTAATTCTTTTATTCTTTTATCTTTCGCAACTTCTTTTTCTGCAAGTGCTTTTTTATCTTTTGTAAGTCTTTTAATATTATTAGTTCTTTTATAATTTTCAATTATTTCATCTCTTTTTTCTGCAATTAAATCATCAACAGCACATAACATAACGGTTTGATAAGTGTAACACTCCCAAGTCCTATTGATATAATTACATCTGTGTGTAGCAATTTTTACACCATTTTCAAATAGTGTAGTATCGTGATGAAAGCCGTATCTTGTGTAGCCATAGTCGTTTACAAATTCAAATTTTTTCAAATTTCTTTTTGTGAATCTTTTTATCTCCATAATTACACACCTTCTTTCTTAGATTTATCAGGGTCGTTATATTTTAAAGATAATTTAAAAGATAATTTTTCTAATTTATAAAGTCTTTCTTTTGTGATTATTTCTTGTCTTTCAAAATATTTCTGTTCTTCTTCATTTCCTTTGTCTTTTGCATTTTTAATCATACCTTGTATTGATATTATTTCTTTGCATACAAAACATTTTTCTGTATAAACGCTATCAATTAACATTTCAAGTTCTTTATCATTTAACACTATATTCATAATTACACCTTCTTTCCGAGCAGAAGAGGGGAAAGCCTCTTCAAGCTCTATATTTCAACATCTTTATATTTGCTTAATTTTCCGTTCTTATAAGCTATATATACTAATAATGCAGTAGGTTTATATATGTCATTACAATAGCCAAATTCTTTTTGTATTTCATTCATTCTCTCAAAAGTAACTTTCTTATTATCGTTTACTTGTATATATTTTTCTGTAATATTTAAAGTTATAATCTGTCCCAACATATTAAATTTTCTAATATTCATATAAAATACACCTTCTTTCTAATAACTATATTGTCTTTCAAATTCTTTTTGATGTCTTGATGTAGTCTGTGAATATTTTCCATAGTGTATAACTTTTCCATTTTTACATTCGCTCACTATTGTAGAATAGCTCATTAAGTAGTAATTGCCTTCTTTATCTTGGTATACTTTAGCTTTTCCATAAAAGCTTTTTCTTGTATCATATCTTGCTGTTAATTCTTCAACAAATTCTAAATTCATATTTTTGTACCTCTTTTCTTTAATATTTTTATAACGGAGACTTGCAAGTGCTATCACAAGTAAATCTCTATTAAGTATTGACAATTCATTTAATTAGAGATAAGATACAAAAAGAGTTATAAATATATTAGCTGTCGCAGGTTATTATATTTTATCTCTAGTGAGCTTTAAGAGGTCGCAACTCTTAAGGCTCTTTTTTGTCCTTCGTCCTTTGCTGATTATATCTTAACACATTCGTGGTAGAATGTCAACACCTATTTTTCAAAAAATACATCAAAGCATTGCAGGAGTAAGTAAAAAAATTTTTAAAAAATTTTAAAATGTACTATTTGCACTGTTAAAACATAGTATAATTTAAAATAGATATAATAGAAAAATATATCAACTCTTAAGCAATAAAAAGCTTAGGAGTTATTTTTTGTTTTCAAACAAACACGGAGCAGAAAGAAAAAAGAGAAACAGAAGGAAAAGAGAAACAAAAAAGAAAGAAAAAGAAAACAAAAGAAAAGAAACAAAAGAAAAATAAAGAAAAATAAATAAAAAAATAAAGAGAAAAGAAAGAAAAAGAGAAAAAAGAAAGTATAACAAGGTAAAAAAATAAAATAAATTTTATTTTTTGTATTATTTCAAGTGTAGGGTATATTTTAAAAGGGTATAAAATGAAACACTTGAAAGAGAAGGAAAAGAAAAGATAATAAATGAATGAAAGTGTAAAGAATAAAAAAAGATTAAAGAATTGAAATAATAAAATCAAAGAAAACTTTTCAAAAAAATATCTTTCAAAAGCCTTGTTACAGTAGCTTTCCGTGTTTCAACTTTAGTCAAAAGACCTCTTTTGTGCAATGTTGAAACTGGAAAATCCCACACACTATATATAGGAAAGATACCTACAACTGTATGTGGCTGTAGGGGTGCAGGGTATATATGATATGTAGTATATATAAGAAGGTATTACATCAAGGTATATTCCCCCCAAGCCACCACCCAAGATTTATATATATAGTATCTATCCTCTTATATAAATTATACTATAATAGGCGAGGCGATAAAATGGGCAAAATAGTACCGTATGATGTAAAAGAGATACCATTTGAGAAGCTAACACCTAGACAACAGAAATTCATTGACTTATATGTAATGACAGGAAATGCAAGTCAGAGTGCTAAAGAAGCAGGATATAAGAGTACAGATTCAGGAGTACAGTTATTAAAAAGGTTTGGCAATTATATTGACATAAGGAAAAAGGAAATAGCAAGTGATAGAATAGCAGATGTGCAGGAGATAATGGAAATCTTAACAAGGATAGCAAGAGGAGAAGAGAAAGACGCATTTGGATTAGACACAAATAATCAAGACAAGTTAAGAGCATTAGAACTGTTAGGAAAAGCAAATCAATTATATGTTGATAAAGTAAAGACCGATTTAACTACTGATATAACTGTAAATCTAATAAATGATGATGAGGAAGAGTAGATGTTAGACATTAATAAATACTTGAATAAGTTAGTCCAAGCACTCGAAGTAGAAGGTAAGCATTATAACATCACTACTAAAAGATTTTTTAGTAAGAATGTAAAGAGGTATGTAACGAAGTATACTTTGCAGGATAATGAAAGACCTGAAAGAAGTATAGAAGTCTATAATAAGTTAGAGATATTAAAGGCTTTAGTTAGGGAGTATAGCGTAACCACAGGTAGAGAAATACCTGAGGGTTGCCAAGTGGTATTAGAAGCAAGACCTGTAAAGGAAAAGAAAAAGAGGTCTGAGTATAAGAGAAGGGGGTCTATTATTTTAGATTAGGAGTTCCTCTTCTTGATTTTATTTTTAAATTAAATAGGCGAGGTTTTTATAAGGTAAGTTGTGTGAAGTAATACGCAATACTGCCTTATTTTTTATTCTCGTTTGTTTTAAGTGCAATATTTGCACTTTAGAATTGCACTTAAAAGAGGAGAGAATATGAATGTTAATATTAACAAGAGTGTTTTTAATCCTGTATATCTTCCTTATTTAGAGAATGAGGACAGATATTTAGTGTTCTATGGAGGAGGCTCATCAGGTAAGAGTTATTTTATAGTACAGAGGTATATTTGGAAGATTCTTAAAAAGAAGATGATGAATTTACTTGTTGTAAGACAAACTGGTGATACTAATAGAAACAGTACATTTGCTTTATTTATGCAAGTTATAAGAAATTGGAAACTAGAAAGCTTGTTTGATATATCAGAATCTAATTTAAGGATTAGATGTAAGAATGGTAATGAAGTTATCTTTAAAGGCTTAGATGATGTTGAAAAAGTTAAATCTACTACATTTAAGTCAGGTGAGCTTACTGATATATGGGTAGAGGAAGCTACTGAGTGTATGGAAGCTGACATAAATCAGTTAAAAGTCAGACTTCGTGGTGGTACTTCTAAAAAGCAAATGGTTTTAAGTTTCAACCCTATAAATGCTTCACATTGGATTAAGAGACACTTCGTAGACGGTGAAGTAGCAAAAGCTACAGTATGTTTTAGTACATATAAAGATAATAAGTTCTTAACTGATGAAGATAGACAGGCACTAGAAGCTTTTAAGGATATTGACGAGTATTATTATGAGGTTTACTGTTTAGGTCATTGGGGCGTAATTGGTAAGTCTTATTTTAATAGCGAGAAAGTATCTAAAAGAATAGAAGAAGTTGAAGGTGCAAGTCGTACAGGCTATTTTAATTATGTTTATAATGACCTTTATCAGAGAATAGAGAGTTTTGAATGGGTTGATGATATTAAAGGTTTTATAAGAATATATGATACTCCTAAGAAAAGGCGTCCTTATGTTATAGGTGGTGATACAGCTCGGCGAGGGTTCTGACTATTTTACTGCTCATATAATAGATAATATAACAGGAAGCCAAGTAGCTGTCCTAAGAAGAGAGTTTGATGAAGTTGAGTACACTCGTCAAATGTATTGCCTACGGTATGTATTATAACAATGCCTTAATTGGTATAGAAGCAAACTTTAGTACCTATCCTATTAAGGAATTAGAAAGACTTGGTTATAATAATCAGTATGTAAGAGAGACTGAGGATTCATATACTCACAAATTAAAGAAATCTCTAGGATTTAAAACTACTAGAGTAACAAGACCTTTAATACTTGCAATGCTTCAAAAAATAGTAGCAGAAAATATATATTTGATAAATGATAAAGCTACTTTAGAGGAAATGATTACCTTTGTCAGAAATGAGAGAGGTAGAGCAGAAGCAGAGGAGGGTTGTCACGACGACTTAGTTATGGGACTAGCAATAGCCGTGTATATAAGAAGTCAAGCACCTAAATTTAAGATTCCTAAAGAACCTCCTAAAGTAGTTGCAATAGATTACAGTCCTTTTGGAATTTATAATGACGAAAAGCCTGAATTTGATGACTTAAAGGAAACCCAAGATTTTGGGGAAGAATTAATTAGAGTTTAAGGAGTTTATAATGAAAAAATCAATGTATAGAGAAATTCATTTTGAAGAATTTATGACAAAAGAAGAAATTGAGGAATCTGTAAATACTGATTTAGAGATAGTTACAGAAACTGATGAGAAAAATGTGAAAAATACCCCTAAAAGTGGTAAGAAAAATGTGAAAACCAAGAAAAATGAAGAGGTTTAGTAATGATTATTAATATTTTAAATGGTTTTATACCTACTATATTTTTTATAGTAGGCTTTTATTTTGGCTTCAAAATTGGTTTTAAGAGTAAGCAAGATATTAATTTGCCTGAAATTAAATCTCCTAAAAGAATAATTAAGGAACATAAAGAAAAAGTTGAAGCAGAAGAAGAGCTAAATGAAACTAGAGAATGGATAAAAGAAATAGATAATTATAAAGGAGAGTTCGGAGTAGAAGATGAAGGATAGAGACGAATTTAAAACAACTGATACTTGGAACTTATATGAGACAGGTAAAAATTATAACAGAAGGCTTAATATGTACACAGAAGGCAAGGAAAATTATGATTTTTACCACGGTAGACAATGGGAAGGTCTGCAAAAGCCTAAGTCTCAGGCTGAGCCTATGACTTTAAACATTGTAAAACCTATTGTAAAGTATAAGATTCGGTATTATTAATCAAAATTCTTATGAAATAGTATTTAATCCAAACACTTATTCTAATTTAGAAGAATTAGAGCTTACTAAAAATGTATCAAGAGGCTTATCTCAGTTCGTAAATAGGACTTGGGAGAAATCTCAAAGTGGTAAGAAAGTTCGTTCGATAATCAAAAATGCTTGTATTAACTCTGAGGGAATTATTTATTTCTATAATGAAGATGATGAGATTCTATCAGAGGAAATTGATAAAAATAATATCTATTATGGCAATGAAAATACATCAGAAATACAAGACCAACCTTATATTTTAGTAACATATAGAAAACCTGTTAAAGAAGTTATAAGAAGAGCTGAATATTATAGAGAAAATGGCTACAATAACCTAACAGATGAAGAAATTGAATCTATAATGGCAGATATGGATTTTAACGAACAGCAAGGAAAAGACTATATGTTAAATGAAGTATCTCCTATGTGCTTAGTTATTAAGCGTTTTGAAAGAGGAGAAAATGGTACAATATGGGTTTCAGAATCAACAAGAACTTGCGATATTATTAAGCCACAAGATACAGAATGTGAGCTTTATCCTTTTGCTCATTTTGTTTGGGAAGAGGAAAAAGGCTATTCAAGAGGTGTTTCAGAAGTAAGAGGTTTAATTGATAACCAAAGAGAGATAAATAAAACAGCAACTCGTAGAGCTATAGCAGTAAAATTAGGTGCTTATCCAAAACTTGTTGTAGCTTCTGATATGGTTAAAAACAAAAAATCATTTAGTCAGGTAGGTTCTACTATTGAGGTTAGTAGTATGAAAGCTGATGATGTACACGCTGTAGCAACTTACTTAAATCCTGCTCAAATAAGTCCTGACGCATTTAACTTACAACAGAACTTAATTGAATCTACAAGAGAGTTAGCAGGTGCAGGTGATACAGCAACAGGTCAGATAGACCCTGAAAGAAGCTCAGGAAAAGCAATTCTTGCTATACAACAAGCTTCACAACAACCATTAAATGAGCAATTAGAAAACTTTAAGTATTTCTTAGAGGACTGTGCAAGAGTAATATTTGATTTAATAAAAACATATTTTTTAGACGGTCTTCACTTGTTTACTAAACGAGAAGAATATGACGAAATGGGAAATATACAAACATTTGAAGAACCATTTAAAGTAAGTAAAAAGCAATTAGATAAAATAGATGTTAATTTAAAAATAGATATAACACCTACATCAGCTTATGATAGATACGCTCAGGAATTATCACTAGAAAATCTATTATTAAAAGGATTAATAAACTTAGAAGAATATACGGAGGCACTTCCTGAGGGTTCTGCAATGCCTAAACCAACATTAGAAAGTATATTACAGCGTAGAAAAGAAGCAAGACAGAAAATAGCTGAAATACAACAAAGAATGAACGCAATGCAAGAAGCTATGAATCAAGTTGTTATGGAAAATGAAGGGCAACTAATGGACGCAAGTCAAGTACAAATGCAAGATGTATCAGAAGGAGGACAAGAAAGCTTTTCAGCCTTTGGTGGTCAAGAAAGTGGTCAAGTAAGTGGTTAAGAGAGTGGCTAAGTTTGTAAAAACAAAGCCACTAATAAATACCTCTTTCATAGATTAAGAGACTTTCCATTTTGGAAGGTCTCTCTTTTATTATACAAATTCCGTTTCCAAATTGGAAAATGTATAAAAATATGTCTCTATGGCGAAACTGGCAAACGCACTAGGTTTAAGCCCTAGGTTTTATAGGTTCGAATCCTATTGGAGACACCAATTATGCTTTTATGGTGGAATTGGCATACACGCAAGTCTTAGAAACTTGTTTTTGCAGGTTCGAATCCTGCTGAAAGCACCAAGTTCGTGAGAACTAAAATCGAATTTATAGTCGGAGGACTTTAAACTGGGGTCAATTATGGACGAAGAAAACGAAAAAGATTTATCTGTTGATAATGAAGCAGAAAATCAAACAAAAGATACAGCAAATGTTGAGGACACAAAGAGTTACTCACAGCAAGAAGTAGACGAAATGAAAG